GTAATACTTTAATAAATACTTGCAAAAACCCATGCGAGTATTAAAGCAAGGAACTGTAAGTGATAGTAATGAGAATGCCGCTTACAGTTACTTCTCTAGAAACAAAGATAGATTTAAAGATATCGTATTAGTTTCTACAAATAAAGAAGTAAGATTAAGTGGCGTTCAAGATATTATGTTTGTTGGTGGTGAAACTGGCACTGGGTCAGGAGCAAAACCTAAAACTGATATTAGAATTATTCATTCTGATGGAACTTATAATATTTCTTTAAAGAAGAGAAGTTTTGGTGCTTGGGAATCTGCTGATTCCCTTGCTGGCGATCGAGTGTCTGAAAAGATTCTTAGTTATTTAATGGACAACCTTAACGGCACTGCACCTAGTAGTAGACCTTTTGATGTAATTGCATACATTGATGGTGGCAGAGCAAAGTATAAAATTGTTAGAAGGGGAACTGATGTAACAGTTAAGTTGGCATACAGATGCAGTAGATCTGATGCTTCTACCGTTATTTTTGGAAGTGATATACTAGGTCAAGGTGCTGTAGTTAGTGCTGAATTTCCAGGAGCATGTACTTTAGATTTAAAAAATGAAATTATTAGAATTAGATGTTCAAGCATTATAACTTCTATGTCAGAAGTTCCTAATAGTGTATATCCTTATTTTTCTGTTAAATCATCCTTTTATAGAAAAGTAAGAAACTCTTACAGATTTCCAGGATTGAGAGTTCAAGCAATGCCTAGATCTGAAATCCAAGGTTCTGTAGAGTTTTTACCAGAATTATAAATAAAAATAAAACGTTAATTGATGAAGTTTACTAATTTCAATACGAAAGCAACACAGACCTCGTACAGACATGGAAATCTGTACGAGGTTGGTTCGTATGTGCAGAATGCAGACGGTGCAGTAGGTAAAATCCATCGTCGTGGTCCTAACTATGTGATTGCTGTTACTGAAGAAGGTGACATGTTTAGAGCATGGGTGAGTGACATTAAAGAGTACAAACAATGGAATACTTCAGGTGCTGATCAAACCCATCGTTTAGTTGGGACTGATAAGTTTAGAAAGTTTACTGAGAGAATGGCACCAGGGTCAGATTATGACATGTGGAAAAAACCTGCCGAGGTACACCAGCGTATAAATAAAACTAAACCGATTAAAGAAGAGACGATGACTGCTAATGTAAGATTGTCTGCGTGGATGTTGGGTTTGAACCTGGCAGAGCAGCAGGAAATTGCATCTAAAATGAATAGAATTCTCCTTTCTGGAGATGTTGTTGGAGGCATCTTAGAATCTTTTGGTACAGAAAGAATGCAAGATCTTGCTACTGAGTATGCAAGCATTGTTTCTGGTGAAGATCTTTCTGAAGGTATGAAGCAAGCACGTGCAAATGTAGGTGCTTCTAAGTGCTGGGATGGTTACGAAGCAAAGGGAACCAAAAAGAAAGATGGTAAAGAGGTTCCTAACTGTGTGAAAGAAGAGGAAGAAGATCTTGAAGAAGGTAAGAAGGGATTATACGCCAATATTCATGCTAAGAGAGAGCGTGGTGAATCTCCTGCGAAACCAGGCGATGACGACTACCCAGCAAAAGACGCTTTTAAGAAATCTGCTAAAACTGCGAAAGAAGAAGTCGAGTATGTAGAGGAAAAGAAAAAACTTGATCCCGTTGGTAAAGAAGATGGTGATGTAGACAACGATGGTGATAAAGATGCATCTGATTCCTATCTGATGAAGAGACGTGCTACTGTTTCTGCTGCAATCAAAGCAAAGAAAGGAACTAAGAAAGAGTCATTTTCTGATTGGAGAACTGAACTCCTTGAGAAAGATGTTAAGGGTGTAGAAGTTAATCCTCAAATTGATGATGCAACTGATCCTATGTCAGTGTTTGATAAGAACAAGAAATTGAAGGGTGCTGATAAGGCAGTCAAAGAAGAAGCAGTTGCTGAAGAGTGTGGCACTTGTTCTGAGAAGGAAGATTGTGGATGTGAGAAGTGTCTTGCTAAGAAGGCAACCAAGGTTAAGAGAGTTAAGTATCAAGATGGAGTCAACGAAGAAGTTGACAAGAAGAAGAAAGAAGATATTGTCAAGGGTATGAAGAAGAATATGGGAGATCTGAAGGCACGTTATGGTGACAAGGCAAAGGAAGTAATGTACGCTACGGCAACTAAAAACGCCAAGAAGTGATATATAAATTGACCCTATTTGGTGAACATCATGACTTCATTTTTACTTTCTCTGGCATACAAAATTGTAGATGCCGCTGTTGCTAAGATCCCTGATGATGCAGAACTCGGTGAGAAACTCATCGACCTGTGTCTTCTGATTGTACGTAAAGCAGTTAAACTGACCAAGACCACTGCAGACGATGAACTGTTTGCAAAGGTTGAGGCAGCAATTAAAACACGCCAAGATGCGTGATAACCTAAGGAGGGGTAACCCTCCTTTTTTTATAAATATTTTATAGCAAAATTAATTTGTATATTACAGGAGTTTAACGATGCCTCTCTGGGGAAAAACAGAAACTGACGAATCAAAACCAAAGTGGTTAGACAATGTAAACAAGGTAGGTCTTGCTGAAGATTGCTTTGCAACAGAGCAGGGATGGGTTCTGCGTCACTATAAAGGTGCTGATAAGAACACTGCACGTTATTGGGATGAAGTCCTGGTAGCAATTGGTGGTCTTGCTGGTGGCACTTCAACAACTGAAGCACTTGGAGAGGCAGACATCACTGCTGTATTCTTTGAGCAGGAAGCACTTGCACAGGGAGATACTGGAACCGTTGTTGTTATCTACAACGAGCAAGTTGATGTTGACACCACTGGTGGTACACCAACCATTAATGTTCTTGGAACTGTAACTGGTACTGTTGCTGCATCTTATGCACGTGGTACTGGATCAAACCGCCTTGAGTTTGACTTCACCGTTCCTTCAACCGCTGAAGATCTTTCTATCTCAGGCACTGACGTTGCACTGAATGGTGGTACTATCTTTGATAAGGGTACTTCAGTTGCTTCTGAACTTGCTTACACTACTATTCTTGGAGCAGGTGGTTCAGGTACAGACCTGACTCTCACTATTGCATGATAATTTATGAAGTTTACTGAATTGAATGAGGATAATTACCTCTTTTTTGCAATTAAACATTATGATAATCCTCAAGCGGTAACTAAAGAGGATTTTTATGATGACCTCAAACGATTCAAATATTTGAAGAGGTTGCTCAAAACTTACATTAAGACGGGCAACCTCAAACTCCATCTGATATTAAATCATATGATTATCATTTACAATGTATTTGGTGAGGCAGCAACACCTTTGTTGTTCTATAAAATATCAAATGATTATTGGTCCATATTAAAGAGTTTTATGGTTTATCTTAATAGATATCCAATCTGCTCTAGTTTAGAACATATAGAACTTGATAAATACTGTATGGAGCAACTGCAAGAACTATGAAGGTGTTCACATTAAAAATGAATGGTAGGGTATACACTGAAGAAGTGCCTACAATGAGTGCATCTAGTGGTGCAATTGCTGGTCTTCCCCCTGACGAACCCCCTGTTAGGAAGAGGAAGCGTAAATTTAAAACAGATATATTTCAAAGGATTAGAAACGCTCGCTTAAAAGAAGAAACCATGGAAGACCAAAACATTATTTCTGAAGCAGACAACCAGAATACAGAAGTATCTGCTGCTATGCGTATGATTCAAACCAAACGCAAACTTCAGAAGAAGCAAGAACGTGAAAAGCGTGCAACAAACCGCAAGCAAGAAATTCAAGCATTGTCAAAGGCAAAAGCAAAGGATTATCAAAAGAAAGCGGGCGAACGTCAAAAGAATATTGCTAAGGATATTAATAAAGCATCTGCTGATAGGAAGAAAAATGAATCTTTTGATTGGCAGGGTGCATTTACTGAACTCAATGAACAGTTTGCATCACTGACACAAGAGCAGCAGGAAAAGTTTCTGTATACTTGGTTGGAAATGTCAGAAGAGAACCAAGATAAGTTTACTGACATGATTTCTGAGAACTTTGAGAGGGCAACTACGTTCGTAGAGATGCTCTGATGGCGTTCGGTCTTGGTAAACTAGCGGTCCTTGAAAGTAAGCTTGACATTTATGAAGACCTAAGTAAAGAAATGCTCGACAAACTTGAGCGAGCAGTTTCTACAATCTCGGACAATAGCAACAAGATTGCTATTGTTCTTGAGCGCCATGAAAATCGTTTAGATGAAGGTGAACGTGTGAATGATGCTATAGTTCAAATGATTAAAGATCATCAGAAGTATGATGACCGTATGTTCAAGACCATTTCTGATAAGATAGAGGCACTTGAAAAGAAGACCGATAGAAACACAAGGTTTGTTATCGGTGCTACTGCTGTCATCGCTACACTTGTGACGTTATTACAAGTGGTCCCACCTATCATAAGGGTCTTGACACCTCAGTCATCTGCTGTTAGCATGATTGAAATGCCTGACCGAAATGCTTTATCTTGACACCAAGTACATCTCTCTTGTATCTGGTCGATTAGAAAAGTTTAAGAAATCAAGTAATACCTACAACTTTAGGTGCCCCTATTGCGGCGATTCTCAGAAGAACAAGAATCGTGCAAGGGGGTATTTCTTTCAGAAGAAGGGGTCCTACATCTACAAGTGTCACAACTGTGGTGTGGGAAGGACTCTTGCAAACTTTTTAAAAGATCAAGATCAACGCCTCTACAGTGAGTATGTTTTAGAGTCGTATAGAGAGGGTGCTACTGGCAAGGGGACTAAGATTCCTCTGCCAGAATTTCATTTTGAGAAACCACGTTTTCAAAAGAACATATTTTCTGATCTGCAAAAAGTGTCAGATCTAAATAAATCACATGTCGCTAGACGTTTCCTTGAAGCACGTAAATTACCACCTGAATTATTTTACTTCTGTCCAAAATTTAAGGAATGGACAAACAAACATAAACAGGTTTTTAAGGATACGAGATATGATGAATCTAGAATTATCATCCCCTTAAAAGATAAAGATGGAACCTTTGGTTATCAAGGGAGATCCATTTATCCACAATCTCAGATTAGATACATTACAGTGATGCTCGACGAGAGCAAAACCAAACTATATGGAATGGACAAAGTAAATGAAGATGAAACAATTTACATCACAGAGGGACCATTCGACTCCCATTTCCTTACCAACGCTATTGCTATGTGTGGTAGCGATGTTAACGACAGCACTATTCCTTATAGAGATCGGGTCTGGGTCTTCGACAACGAACCTAGATCAAAACAGATTGTTGATAAAATTGCAGCAGCAATTGAAGGAGGAAATCGAGTAGTGATTTTCCCTAGCAATATTAAAGAAAAAGATTTGAATGACATGGCACTCGCTGGACATGACGTTCAAAGTATGGTAGAATCGAACACCTACCAAGGACTACAAGCAACCCTTAAACTAACTTCCTGGAAAAAAGTATGAGCAACGGATTAAAGGTAAAGAAAAGAGACGGTCGTGTTGAGAGTATCGACCTCGACAAAATGCATTTGATGGTAGATGCTGCTTGCCAAGGATTGGCAGGCGTGTCTGCATCCCAGGTTGAAATTCAATCTGGTATTCAATTCTATGATGGAATTACTACTGCTGAAATCCAGGAGATTTTGATTCGTAGTGCTAGCGATTTGATTGATGAAGAGCATCCAAACTATCAGTTTGTTGCTGCTCGCCTTCTCTTGTTTGGACTTCGCAAACAAATCTTTGGTCTTTCTTGGGACCATCCCACATTCTATGCTCAGATCGTAAGGTGTGTTGAGTGGGGAGTATATGATGATCAAGTTCTTAATAACTATACAGAAGAAGAACTTAATATGATTGGTGAATGGATCGATCATGACCGTGACATGTTGTTCACCTATGCTGGTCTTCGCCAGGTAGTTGACAAGTATCTGGTACAGGATCGTAGTAGTGGTGAAGTATATGAAACCCCACAGTTCATGTACATGATGATTGCGGTGACTATCTTTGCTAACTATAGTAAGGACGTTCGTCTTTCTTACATTAGGAAGTATTACAATGCAATCTCAAAGCACAAAATCAACATTCCCACACCTATCATGGCGGGAGTGCGAACTCCACTTCGACAATTTGCTAGCTGTGTTCTTGTTGATGTTGATGACACCCTCGATTCTATCTTTAGCAGTGATATGGCAATTGGCTACTACGTTGCACAAAGGGCGGGAATCGGTATCAACGCAGGCAGAATCCGTGGCGTCAACAGTAAAATCAGAGGTGGAGAAGTTCAGCACACGGGTGTTGTACCATTCCTCAAAAAGTTTGAGTCAACTGTCCGATGCTGTACACAGAATGGCATCCGAGGTGGATCAGCGACAGTACACTTCCCAATCTGGCACCAAGAAATCGAAGACATTCTGGTCCTAAAGAACAACAAAGGTACAGAAGATAACCGTGTCAGAAAACTCGACTACTCTATCCAAATCAGTAAACTGTTCTATGAACGTTTCATCAACAACGAAGACATCACCCTCTTCAGTCCGCATGACGTTCCTGGTTTGTATGACGCTTTTGGTACTCCTGAGTTCGATGATCTCTATCGTCGCTATGAACTGGATGGATCTATTCCAAGAAAAACTATCGGTGGTCAAGAACTTATTCTCGATCTCCTAAAGGAGAGAGCAGAAACTGGTCGCATGTATATCATGAACATCGACCATTGCAATTCACACTCATCTTTCAAGGATAAGGTGAATATGTCTAATCTGTGTCAGGAAATTACCCTGCCAACAGAACCCCTCCAACATATTGATGGATCTGGAGAGATTGCTCTGTGCATTCTGTCTGCTATCAACGTTGGTAAGTTGAGAAATCTAGAAGATCTAGAAGAACTTTGTGATCTTGCTGTCCGTGGTCTGGAAGAACTGATTGATTATCAGAACTATCCTGTAAAAGCGGCAGAAGAAAGCACGAAGAACCGTCGTTCACTAGGTATTGGTTATATCGGTCTCGCCCATTACTTAGCACGACACGGAGAACACTACGATGACCCAGGAGCATGGAAACTCGTCCACGAACTCACTGAATCTTTCCAGTATTATCTACTCAAGTCCAGCAACGAGCTCGCAAAAGAAAAAGGGCAGTGTGGTTATTTCAATCGAACGAAGTATTCAGACGGTATCCTCCCAATCGACACTTATAAGCGAGACCTCGATGAGATTGTCTCAACAGAGTTGAAGCATGATTGGGAATCTCTTAGAGTATCTATCACCGAACACGGTCTCAGGCACTCAACACTGTCCGCACAGATGCCATCGGAGAGCAGTTCCGTTGTGTCAAATGAAACAAACGGAATTGAACCACCTAGAGACTACTTGTCCATTAAGAAATCAAAGAAAGGACCTCTTAAGCAGATTGTTCCACAGTATTCTACCTTGAAGAACAACTACACGTTGCTATGGGAAATGAAGAACAACACTGGTTACATCAATGTTGTTGCTGTAATGCAGAAATTCTTTGATCAGGCAATTTCTGGTAACTGGAGTTACAATCCAGAAAATTATCCAGACAACGAAGTGCCTGTTTCCGAGATGGCAAAAGATTTTCTTAATACATACAAGTATGGTTGGAAAACTTCATATTACCAGAACACAAATGACATGAAATCTGATGATGCTGACAGTGAACAGCAAAAAATGAAAGATGTTGAATCACTTGTATACGATATTCTAAACACTCAGGAGGAAGAAGATTGTGACAGCTGCAAAATTTAGAACTAGCGGAGATATGCCACGAAAAATTACTGGAATGACAGTATTTAATACCAATGTGGTCAACACAACGAAACAACCTATGTTCTTTGGTGCCCCTCTTGGGGTCCAAAGATACGACCAATTTAAGTATCCAGTCTTTGATAAACTTACACAGCAACAACTTGGTTATTTCTGGCGACCCGAAGAGGTATCTCTGCAAAAAGATCGACCAGACTATCAATCTCTCAGTGAGGCACAAAAGCACATTTTTACCAGCAATCTTAAGTACCAGATCATGCTGGATTCTGTACAAGGGCGTGGTCCTGGGATGGCTTTTAGTCCTTTCTGCTCACTCCCTGAACTAGAAGGTTGCATGAAGATCTGGGAAACTATGGAGATGATCCATAGTCGTTCCTATACCTACATCATCAAGAATGTTTATCCAGATCCTACTGAAGTTTTGGATACTATCATTACTGATAACAGAATTCTTGAGAGAGCATCTAGTGTCACTGCAGCATATGACGAATTCTTGCAAGCAGCACAAGAGTGGGGTGCTGGTAGGCAGTGGGAACACGCTCTGGAGTGCCAGGAAGGCGCTCAGTGGGAACTTAGAGAACTGAAGCGTAAGTTGTATCGTGCAGTCGCTAACGTCTATATCCTAGAGGGTATTCGTTTCTATGTTTCTTTTGCTTGTTCTTTCGCTTTTGGTGAGAACAAGATGATGGAAGGTAATGCTAAGATCATCGGACTGATTGCTCGCGATGAAAGTCAGCACATGACCATCACTCAGAACATCATGAACAAGTGGGTAGCAGGTGACGATCCTGATATGAAGGAAATCGCTGCAGAAGAACAGGACAATGTAATTGAAATGTTCCGTCAGTGTGTTGAAGAAGAAAAAGTTTGGGCAGACTATCTGTTCAAAGATGGATCGATGATTGGATTGAACTCTAAACTGCTTTCTAAGTATGTTGAGTGGGTAGCAAATCGTCGCATGAAGTCTATTGGTATCAAACCTATCTTCGATGTTCCTGCAAACACTAATCCTCTGCCATGGACAGAGCATTGGTTGTCTTCTAAGGGTATGCAGGTAGCACCACAGGAGACTGAGGTTGAAAGTTATCTGATCGGTGGTATTAAGCAGGATATTAAGAAGAATTCATTCTCTGGATTTAAACTGTAATGTTTGATATTACCAAATTAATTCATCGTGTTCCGAACTTTCTTTCTGATGATGAGTGTCAATCACTAATTGAAGAGTATGATGCAAGATCGTCGGAACACGATCTTGAAAGGTGTCCAGATGCAAATACTGGAGAAGATATCTACTCAACATTTCATAGAATTACCCTACAGCAGGGAACAAAAAACTTTGATTTGTTACACAGAAAGACAGAACAGGCAATAAATAGTTACCTGGACTATCTTAGTGAATTTAATTCTTTTCACATGCCTCAGTTGAGGAAGTCTTTCTTGTATTCGCACATGTATAGACTTCTTAAGTATGAGGCAGGATGTAAAATCCACCCTCACAGTGATCACGATCCTTTTGTGTATGGGAGTATTACTTTCAACTTAAATGATGATTACACTGGTGGAAACTTCTTATTTTTCAATGGAAAATATGAGGTGAAACTGGCAAAAGGAGAAATGATGATTTGGCCTGCAGATTATTTTTGGGTCCATGAAGTAACTCCAGTAGAAACTGGTACTAGATATAGTACAAACGGATTTCTGATGGCAGTTCCTCAGGAAGTTCGTGAAATGCTCTGCAATAATGTCACCGTTGAAAAACTGAAAAGGAATTGGAAGAGAACTATGGATACTGGTTTGGGTCCGTACCAAATTGCAACTCCTAGAGATGATTAGCAAACTTAGAAATTGGTTTAATGGCAGAGGAAAACTGGAGACAAGAGTATCTAGAGAAGAAGAGCGGATTATCACCTTGTCAGATCAAAACTTTGATGAATGGACCGAGAAGTCTCAGTCAAGCATGGGCACTTCAGGCGATGAAACAGGACTACAAAAAGTATTTCCAGACCCCTGGGAGGGAGACTGGAACGACGCAGTATTAAATTGGCAAATGTGGCAAGATGAGAACTCAAAGCGCAAAGAGCAAAGGTAGACGATTACAACAGTGGGTAAAAACCATGCTCATTGAAATATTAGATGTTCATCCAGAGGATGTAGAATCTAGATCAATGGGTGCAGGTGGTGAAGACCTTATCATGGCTCGTGCTGCGAGAGAAAAGTTTCCACATAGCATTGAATGTAAGAACGTAGAGAAATTAAATGTATGGGATGCCTATGAACAGGCAGTAGCAAATGCTGGAGAGTATGAACCAATCGTTGTGATGAAGAAAAACCATAAGAAACCTTTAGTTGTTGTGGATGCAGAATATTTCATCACTCTCTTTAATAAATAAAAGAGCCTTGCTATTCTACTATGGCTGATACTAAGCCTCAAGTAGAGAAGGCAGACGATGATGATAAAAGTGAAGTCCTTGGTAATTTGGTGAAAGTTGTTGTACTTATTTGGTCTGCTTCTCTCCTAACATTTTCTTATGTAAGACTTCCAAATGGTCAAAAGATTTTAGATTTTGATCCTACCTTTATCGCATCCGTGTTTTCTGGATCGCTAGCTGCCTTCGGACTGTCTCCTGCTAAAGCGGGTGGTACTCCTAAGAAAGCACCTGAGATCAAGAAAAAAGAAGAACCTGAACCCAAGGTCTAACCATGCAAAAAGTAATTAACGTTATCGCACTCCTATCGGGACTGACCTCATTGGCAGTCATCGGTGGGGGTGTTTATTTGTATAAGAATGCAGATGTAATGATGGAAGAAGCGAGAGCAAAACTATCCGCTGCTGCTGTCGAAGCAGTTAGTGGTGATCTCCCTGGTCTCATTGATGCTGCTATGCCCGACATCCCAGAAGTTACTGGTCCTGCTGTCCCTAGTACAACTGGACCTGCTATCCCCAAACTCCCATGAGTATATTCAACCGCGAGAAAGAAGATTATATTGCTCCAACACCACAACCAAAGAAACCATCTGGATGGAAGATAATGATCAGCACCGTTGGTGCATTGTTCGCTATCTCACACCTGGGTCTTCTAGGTTACTTGATTGACAGGAAAGAAGAACCACCGTCAGTCCCCACAATTAATCTTCCTCGTGGTCCTTACTCATCATACAGGATTGAAGCAAATAAAGAGGGATATACAATCGAATACCGTGCAGATGATCCTAAAGTATTAGAATCAGAAAGATCTCTACGCTTGGATCAAGAGAAGCGAGGTTTGTTTGGTGGTGGTAATACAAACCGTAATGAGTATCGTCGTGATCAATACACCAGAGAAGGTACACGAAACATAGGAGGCGCTTCAGTAGATGCTGAGGGAAAGTCTGCAAAAAACATAGAGTGTATCGTGGCGGACGCTGGAGCACGGTCACAAGGTGCGATGGCAGGGACAGCAATTAGTGCTGGTCTCATCGTCCCAGCAGTCTCTAGCATCCCCTACGTGGGGTGGTTAGCAGGTGGTTGGGCGTTACTCCTAGGACAGAAAGCAGGATCTGAAATTGGATCTGAAGTAGGAAGTGCATTTAATGACTGTTAATTAAAGTTTACTTAGTTTCGTTAAATAAGAAAGATCGTTATTAAAGATTATGGCACAATCTACGTATAAAAAACAACAGAATAAAGAAGCAAGAGATACTTTCTTTCTATATGTTTTCTTTCATTCTATTTGGAGTGGCATCATTAATATGTTTGAGGACTAATGCCTGAAATTCCTGAAATTACATCACCCAATATTAATATTGGTGACATTAGAATACAACAAGTTCCCAACGTAACAGAGAATTACACATCAATACCATTGGCACCCCCTGTCGTGGTAAATATTGGTGTGCCTATCGTTGACGTGCCTGGTTGTGTCGAAGCCCACGAAGCAAACAACAACTCCAAAACTCTCGGAAGTGATGACGACAGAGGACTGGTTACGTATTGTGACGCTGGCGTTCCCAGTTATAATCCTATTAATTTTGAACCTAACCAGATAGTTCCTACTGCTCCTGCTGGTGTTGATACAAGACGAAAAGAAAAACCAAAACCACCTGGACAAGTAGAGTTGCCACCAGCAGCTGCTCCTGCCACTGCTAAGATTGATTGTCCCACAGCAGCACAGAATGCCAAGGAACCTGTCGGAACATTTGTAGAGGGGTTCCGAAAGAAGGTTACTGACTATCAGTTGATTGGTAACGAGTGTGTCCAGATCACAGAAGCAGTCCCCATTCCACAACAAATCATTGCTGGTCTTCCTTCTCCTGGTTCTGTTGTGATGACTGGTGGTATTGCTGTCATTGCTACAGCATCAGCACTTATGGCAAAACCGCTGGCAGATGTCCTACTAAAGGTCATCAAACCAACGGTTAAGAAAGTTATGAAAAAGATTGCTACTATCAGGGGGAAGTCAGTTCCTGTACTGTCCACTGCCGAGCGTAGAAATGAGCAACGGGACCGAAACCGTGCTATAATGACATTGAGACAAACGCTCAAACCCAAATGACCTACGAAGCAACTGTTGAATTTAAGTTTGATGCCACCTACACTCCCACATATGGTAGTGGATTTGGTTCTACTGTTGTTGATGACTTCATCCCAGAAGAGCATTACCTGATCACTGCTCCTGCTGCTGATCTTAACTCCACTCAGTATTTCAAACTCTTTGAGAAGTTCCTGCTGTGTGTAGGTATGTCTCCCTGCTCCATTCGCTCTGGTGCTATGTCATTGGTCTTCAATGATTATGTGGATGAAGAAGAACAGCGTAAGGTCTGTAAAGAGTATGAGATCACAATGGATGAAGACCTGGAGAAGAAATACCAGGAGTGGAAAGAGCGTGACGCACAATGGGCGAAGATGAACGCTCACTACAAAGAGAATGTTGTGAGTGAACCCAAGATCAAAGGTGATTGGGTAGATAGTGCTGATGGAGTGTTCTGATGAAACTATTTGATTACGTTTACTACGAAGACTTTGGGCACGAGTGGTATTTCCAAGTGCTCCCAATCTCTAACAAGTTTGCTCTCATTGATATGGTAATTCAATGGGATGATTTTGCTCCTCTTGAATGGTATCCATATGTAATCATTGGTATTGGTCCTCGTGACATTGGATTTTGTTTTAGATGGAAACGTTTTGAACTTCGTTTTGATGTGCTGGACTTTGAACCACGCAACTTAGCAAAGTATCGTCGCTGGAGATCTGGGGATTACCGATGAACTACACTAATCAACAACTGATTGATGCATTGATCAAAGAGTATGAATGGTTATGCCATGATGATTTTGACCCAGAAGAAGACTGTACACCAGAAGAATACCTTGACAGCATCAAGGATCTATCCTATGATGAACTAGTAGAAGAGACACAGACTGACGACATCTTCACGCTTGACCAATTTATGAAAGCATGGACATGACTGAAGATGATAAGTATGCTCTCAAAGAGTTTCTTCAAGGTGCTGGTGCAGTTGTTGGTTCTTTTGTGGTAATCATTGCAATTCTGTTCGTGATTGTCAATCTTACCTCAACTAAACCAATCAATGAAGCATCATTTGAAGTGGTTGATAAGTATAAAGAGTGTGATGTAGTAAGATACGCACCACATCAAGTTGCTGAATACAAGTATTTCCTTTATTGTGAGAAGAACAAATGATTGACATTACAATTCGTCAATCAAATCCT